TCTTTTTTGGCTATGAGTGGATGCATTCACGTTAAACCATGTAATAGCCCTCATCTCATAAATATAATCCGGAAGCTTATCCATTCTAAGACTATTGCTATGAGCTGCAATGAAACTAGTAAGATGTTCCAATCCCCTTCCAGACATATTATCATCATTCCAACCCGTCCTCCTTTCTCCACTTACCCAGTCATTTAAAAAATAAAAATCAGTAATGTTAGGATTTATCTTATCTACCTCGAAAGAAGGAAGGGTATTTATATCAAAATAATTCCACATATCAGAAGGGCCAGGATGTATTTTCAACGAAGTTAATTTAGGAAGATCATTAAACTCCTTTATATACCTATCCAAATAACATGAAGACAATTCAAGGGTTTGAAGATTTTTCATATTCTTTATATTCCTTATCCCGCTAGATTCTATATCCCTAAGATCAAGCATATTAAACATATTTAAATAATATACCTCTGTCTTACTGGTTATAGCCTCAGGAATTACGGTCATTCTTTGCCCTATATTTTGAAGATCGATATAAATTAACTTTTTGGATCTTGACAACTTGTCTACAGGTATACCGCCATTAACATACAGCGTATGGGATACGACCAAAAACTCAAGTCCTGGTATATCCACAATCGGGAAAGATGTCATCTTGCAAACTTGGATATTGGCATAATAAATATCACAAGTAAAATCTATCGACACAGCCCGTTGTACGTCCCTCCTCCCATCAGCGTAAGCATGATTATCTATAGGTACGTATTGCGATCCATCCTCCTTCCTGAACCACCACGTAGTATTGGGATTTTTCTTATGTTGTATCGCTAAAGAACGGAATATAATACGATAATCATCCTTCCCTTGAACCTTGGTCATAGGAAACTGTTCCTTTATTCCATCCCCCCAATCCACATTAGCCATACCGGGCTTTCCGGATCTAAACTCAACAAACGTATTATATGGATTACCAACGACAGGATCTGGTACATAATTATAATCATCGGTATAATAATTTCTAAGTGCCCTATCCCATGTGGTGAACCACACGAACTTATTTGATGAAGCCTCATATTTATATAATGTCTTAGCCATTACCTATCTTGTTAAAATATTCTACAATAACATTCCTGTCCAATCCCATAGAATCACACAAATACTCCCCTTCTGGTTGACCCCCAAACGATAATACCTTATCCGTATCATGAGCTAAAACATCTCCATTGCCTACAAAGGTACGCCCATCGTCAAATACGATAAGCTTATATGGCTTATACGACCTCGTGTCAATATCAGAAGATCGTATTGACCTTAACACCGAAGCCTCTGGCGCCATACTAAACCTCCATCCATAATTATTCATAAGCACATAAACCATCTCCATAGGAGTCGACGGAGAGCCATTAGACTGACCCTTTATAAAACCAGAGGGAGCCTGTAATACGCCACTAGGTCTTTTATCATCAGGATAGAAAGCTGAATACATACTTAGATACAATCCATAAAACTGATTTCTTTTGCCATCGGAAGCAGAGGAAGACATAGTGAGATAATCAAACCCCATCACCCTCTCATATAATGTCGATATAAACGTATCACATCGAACTTGGGTTGACAAGCTGCGATACATATAAAAGCTATTCATAGACCTCATCTCATATATATAATCCGGGAGATTACTTACATCTATATTACTACGACTGTATGAAGCGTCGATACGCTCAATGTTTCCCAATCCCTTACCGCTCATATACGGATGCCAACTCACGACAGATCCATACCATCTATTTATATGATCGAAAATCTTTAAACTAGAATTTATCTTATCCACCTCATCCATAGCCGGGCATGTGTTAGGATCAAACGATGATGTGGCATAACCAGGACTTAAATACAATTCTTTTAAATTATTGAATGATAACCATTCCTTAGGATATAACCTTACCCTTCCACCAGCTAAATGCAATATCTCCAAATTAGGCCACATGGAAGGGAATTTCCTTATATTGGAAGCTTCGGTATCACTAAAGTCAATAGACATGGACAAATTCAGACCTTTCAATTTAGTTAGTCTATTCCAATCCTCCGGGATGGACGTCAACGTATCCACACCAAACTCACTTAATGTTATACGCTCTATATTTACCGATCTCATTATCCTATCCTTTGGTATATCTGTTATGGTACGATCCCCAGGAATACTTATAATTATATTGATAAGGCTAGGCATATCAAGTATAGGGAAACCTACCATCATAATCCTATAGGATTCCATCTTCGTAACATCATTGGTAAAAGACATAGATATCACACGCTCCTTATCCATGCCATCATCATAAGCATGATTGGGGACGGGAACATACTCACTCCCATCCTCTTTGTAAAACCACCATGGATGACTGTCTGGATTCTTACGATAACTTATATCCCTTCTCCTGAACATCAACCTGTATTGACCATATATAGATCCACTCCTAGCCCTTACAAAAGGGAATTGCTCTTTACTCCCATCTCCCCAATCAACCTCGCACATGCCGGGAGCATTAGAATAAAATCCTATAGTCTCATTATAATTATTACCATCCAATATAGGATCAGGAACATCATCAGTAGTATCATTCCTGTTAACGCCCCTAAAAGCGTATTTACCCTTAGTAAAAAATGTTATAGAGCCTTTATTCGTATCCTTACATATCAGCCTCATACCTCTCCCTCCTCTATTCTCCTGAAATACTCGACAACCGGTGAACTGTCCAATCCCAGATCGTTACAGATATCTATAGCCTCGTATTTGTCAGCGAAATTATACTTACTCATATTATCATCCAATACATCTCCGCCGAACACGGATACATGGCCGTCCTTTACGCCAAGGACGAAAGGGGTGATCCTAGCCTTCCCAGCCCGCCTTGCCCTCGTAAGGGCGGCCTTAGAAGCCGGGGCAGGGGCCAAGACCCATGTCTGCCCGTAGTTATTGGTAAGCACATACACCTTCTCCATAGGCGTCGTAGGATTACCGTTGCTAACACCCTTAACAAACCCCTCAGGGGCTTGATAAACGCCAGATGGTCTCTTGTTGGTAGGAGCTGCGGAAGTATATAAATCTAAGGTAAGTTTATAAAACTGATTCCTGTTACCGTCAGAAGCCGTCTGTGACATCGTTATATAACTCCACGACATTATCTTATCATAAAATGTATTTACGAATGTATCAGCCCTCTCCTGCGTATTTATAAATGTACCACCATCACGCAAAGTCCATATCCTAAATTCCCTTACCTCATACAACCAATCTGGGAGATCGTCTACCGGTACCGTGCCTGAATTACAATACGTGCCCTGAATCTTATTCAACTTACCTTCTACTAGATCTTGTCTCCATGAGCTACCACTACCCATAAAAGTAACGCCTGTCTTATCATCTCCAACCTTATCCACCTCATCAAATACAGGTATATTATTCCGATTGCTTATAATGCTTATACCTTTTGCTGGAATAGAATTAAAAGCCGGATCATAAGAAGGGATGTTACACCAGTTGAAGTTAAATTCAGTAAGATTCTTCCATTCAGAGAATCTTCTCCAATTAGAATCAGGATTATCAGCGAAATTAAAAACGAAATTACACCCAAAATACTTCAATCTTTTCATTTTTAAAAACCCCTCCGGCCAATTATCCCAAACACCAGGGTGAGAAAAAGATCCCATCTGTATATTACGAAGATTAACGCTCTTGCTTATCCTGTCATATGGGATATCTCCATTTTTTAAAACGGACCTGACCATAGCCAAATAAGTTATATTAGGTAGATTAACTACAGGAAACTCATGGAGGACAATACCCTCCATATTGAACTCCCCATCGATTACGTTAGAGAACCTCATCGTAACCTCCCTACGCCTGATATCGCTATACTTATGTGGAGGAACCGGTATATACTGAGATCCATCCTCCTTCCTATACCACCATGTAGTATCGTCAGGATTCTTTTTGTACTCAATATCTAAAGACCTAAATACTATCCTATAACTACCGTCAGATATCTTGACCAAAGGGTATTGATCCTTTGTCCCGTCACCCCAATCGACGTCCACGAATCCTGGATTGTTTGCCGAGAACCTGAGATTACGATTAAAAGCATCATAATCTACTATCGGATCAGGCACATAATCAGCATCCTTCCCATTATAACAAGGGAACCTATCCTCGTTAACATAAAACGTCACCGAGGACAGGACCGTATCATATCCTACTAAAAATCCCATATCAACTAATTGAGGTTATATCATAAGACACCCATTCCTTGTATCCGTTAACCATCTCATATACCTTGTTGATGGTCTTGCATACGACAGCGAATCCGATATCCACGTTAGGGAACTTCTCGTTAAGCTCATCTATTGTAAGCTCCTTGGTTATGCTCTCATCCCACTTACGCATCTCCTTTACCTCCATAAGGATCGGTTTACCAGTTGCGCCTACGCTCATGACCCACTCACCCTCACGATTGGCATCCGCCAGATCTGGGAAGATAGTAATGCCAAACAACTCCGTGAGCACGAACTCATCACCGTTCCGGGTAAACGACACCGCCGCTCCTGGGGTCAAGACTACCTCGTTCACCGCCAGCATACTCACCAGCTTCTTGGCTCCCCCTGATACAGTACCATTCAACACGACAGTCACGTTACCCGTAGCGCTATTAACAAACTTGATATCATTCTTCTCGCTATTTATAGCCTGTAACCTAGACCCAGATACGATATTTACGATCTCATAATTCTTGTCGTAAGTACTCTGTAGCGTCACATTACCGTATTTAGTATCGATAAGGGTAATCCACTTAGCCTTACCACCTACTATCTCTACAAGCTTATAAAACACATTATTCCCGTCAGCGTCAATCCACCTAGCTATAGCTCCCGGAGCGAAATTAGTTACCTCCCGATCTTGGGTATAACTTATAGTGCTTTCCGTAGGCTTATTAGCTAAAGTAATATAAAGACATTGCTCTACGTCAGCCTCCATCTTGACTATCCCAGCACCATCGTAATAATAATCAGGTACGTTTTTATCTCGTATCAACAAGATGGTACCTTCCTTAAGCTTATCGGCGTTAGTAGGATCGTCTACGAAAGATTTCATTTGGATATAGGTATCGAAGATAATCGACATACTCTTATCCTCTATCTTCTGATTAATATCATCAACAATATCGTTAATCTCGTCTTTCGTATAATAAGAAGATAAGTCAACCTTCGGACCTTCCTGCTCTAAAGCCTGAGTTCCATCCCACCAATAATCAGGTACCTCCTGCTCCCTGATCCAGAAGCTGTCCCCAACACGGAGCTTAGCCGTGTTCTCCGGAACCGCCAGCCACTCATTCATGGCATCGACCGTATCAAAGATATACGCCGTGTTCTTGCCCTCAGCTATACGTCTTACGACATCCAGCTCATCCTCGATGTCATCAAGCCTTTTCTTTATAT